TTTTCGGAACTATGTACTTGAGAAATGCAGGATAAATGAGTTTTAGGAGACTGGGTGTGTAAATGCGTTGAAGACTGGGCTAAGGCGGTAGATTCTGCTTACAAAGAATGGAGCAGAAAGTCGCTGCAAAAGCACATGGAGACTGGGCAGAAGATTATTTCGGTTGATCCGTGGCCGGAAGTTCCAGTAGTAGTTGGGTCAACCTGCCAGCAGCCGTGCGAGATAGTCGCAAAGTCATCTGATCTCCGTCCCCTGCAACGAGAAGAATTGCTACTTGCCCATGCTCATCGACAAAAACTTTGTGGACGTGGTCATAGTTAAAGACGCCTAGATTTTCCATTCAAGGATTCCCGTTTATTTATGGTTGTGGCGGCGGCGTTTTATGTCCGAAACATGAAGGCGTTTCGTCTGTCACTGGGCCTTCCGTGCAGTAGAACCCATTCTTATTAAATCCCATTGCGCAGCCTGAAAGCGAAACGGCAATCAACATTGAAAGCAGAATAAGCGTTTTCATGTTTTGGAAGCTTTCTTCTTTTTGGGTGCGGGCTTTGCTTCGTGTGGTTTCGGCGGCGTGTTGAGCATCCGTCGCAATACTTCATCTTCCTTGAGCTGACGCCCTTCCCCGTTGTGTTTGTCTTTCTTCATAGATTGGGCCTCATTTTGGAAAATGGAAAGTATTTAGTGGTTACTGAAGACGGCCTATTGGCTGGGGAGCGCTATCTGGTAGATCATTGCGAGCAATTCGATAATGGGCTTCCAGAAGGTGATTTTTTTAGAAAAAAATTCATTCAATCTCTATTGATGGAGATTTTCCATGCTTCTGGCATAACTCTTCGTTTGCCTGAATCCCATCTAAAACTGCGTTCCCAGACTGCTTTAACAGCTCATTCAACCACTCACTGGATACCTGTTTTGCGTTGAACATGGATTTAGGGTTTACAGATTTTTTAGAAGAGTCTAAGTCTTGAGACTCGTATATAACCAATTTATATTTTGGAGGCTTCCATGACACAGCGAGAGCGCGACCGAGAAATCCTCGGATGGAAGCTGATACCTAAGAAGTAATATACCTAGCGCTCAGCGCCAAGCCAGCCCGCTACGGTTAATTCCGGTCGAGCTTTTTGCATTTTGGGGCGCAAGACTGAAAGACAAAACCCCTACATCTGCCCAGAAGGGCGTTCTTATATAGGTGATTTTTATGTCTAAGAAGGTAATGGTTTGCAAGCTTCAGCTTCATGCACTGACTCCTTCGGGAACTCTATTCGCATCTGATAATTCTCCGCTGCCGGCCGCCAAGATGCGATTTGGCGCAGTATGGGAGGGAAGTACGGACAAGCAGCGCATGTCGGAAAACGCGATGTTTGGTCATTGGACGCCGAATGCAGAATTCACCGCCACTGTTGTCAATGAATCCGTCGTCAACAATATGGAGGTAGGAAAGAAGTATTACGTGACTTTTACGGAAGCTCCAGATTGAAATGACTCACACAGAGCGTGCAATCCACAACCTTGCCAATGCGTTCTGTGAATTAAAGCATCATGACTATAGCTTGTACAAAGCTTCGCTTGAATCGCTGGCGAATCTCGCCAGATCCGAAGTTCTTGCTCAAATAGAGCGTGACTTCAGACAAGCCAGCGAGGCACTGAAAGACTAACCCCCTCCCTCCATCGTGTGATGGATTTCCCGCCTAGCGCGGGATTTTTTATTTCTGGAGTTGAAATGCTACTTAGCGCGGCTGGCATAAAGGCGGGGATCTGGATGATTGGAATTAGGTTCGCATAATGTTACGTTCCGTTTCCGTCCAACCGCCTGGAAGCGCCGGCAGTTTCAGCTCCCTATCGATTTCCCAATCCACCTCGCAAACGTCGTCTGGTACGGTTCTATTCGCTCAATCTGTCATCACCACTAACCCGGCAAGCCAATCGAGCACAGTAACCATTCCTTTGCTCGGTCAGATCACCTATACAGGAACAGGCGGATTTGACGCGGTAGGCCATAACATTGGTTGCATGGGCTATTCCTTGATGAATAGTTCGGGACAAACGGCTGCATTATTGATTGGCACGGAAGGAAAGGTTGAGGCCATTGCTGGCACGATTACCAATTCGGTATCGGTTCAGGGCGGGCTGGCAAACATCGCTTCCGGAAGTACGATTGGCACGCAAACCAGTTTCAATTCCAGCGTAAGCGGCAACAGCGGCACATTAAGCAATCTGAATCATTTCAGGGCAAATGCTCCCATTGGAACAGCACCCGGAAATATCATCGGCGTGAACATGCTGGATCAAACCGGCTCTAGTTCGACGATTGGCTTCTACGGACAATTACTAGCGGGACCGGGGAAATTCAACATTGTGGTTCCGTCCGGTGGCGCTCCCGTTATTTTCGGTGCGGCGGCAAATACAGGAAATGGCTCTCTCATGCAGATCACGGGCGCGGGAGCGTTGGAGCTGGCGACAGATCGAGGAGTGATCTTCACGGGTCAAACATCGTCAGCCGCCGCCGCTACTGGGACACTGACGAATTCTCCCACGGCAGGCAATCCTGCATTCTGGCTGCGACTCAAGGTCAATGGAACAAATGGAGCAATTCCCGTATGGCTAGGCTAAACAAGACGATCCCCGATCAAAAACCCATTGAGAAGCAGAGCGAACTCCCGCAAGGCCCAACTGCGGAAGAACTTCAGCTACAGATGGAATCCCAATTACGCCAGCAGCGTGAAAACAAGATCCGACAGGACCAACATGATCTCGTACTGGGGAGGATCGTAGGAAGCTTCATTCGCGACATTCAGACACTTGCTGCCGAGAATTCCGTATTAACCGAACGACTCAAAGACCAAGGAACAACATGATTACCCAAGAACAACTCGATGCCGACAAGGCAGCAGTAGAGGAAGCGCAAGCCAAGCTCGCCCAAGATCAATCCGCATTTGATGCTGCGCAGCCGCACCTATCGGTATTGGCTGAGATCGAGTCATACGTTGGTCAGATCGTTCCGGAAGCTCAGGAAGCATTCCGTTCCCTGATTGCCAAGGCTCGTTCTCTTATTTAACGAAACACCTGCTTTCATCCGATGAGCGCAAAAGACTTCAGCTATCTGAATCCTGGTGCAATTGGAAGAGGAACATTCGGGTATTGCGCGACCATGATTTGCTGCAATTGCCAGCTGGAATATGATTTACCTTTGCTTCACTTGGTCAGGAGGAGCAAGTTCGATCCTTGCCCAACCTGCAAAGAAAGCATGAGGCAAGACACGGATCACCATGGGATTCAAAGCAATTAGTTGTAAGTGCCCGATATGCCATAAGGGATTCCATGCTGAGTCCTATCAGGTATATTTGGCAAAGAAGGCAGGACGAACTCCTTGTTGCAGCAGAAAATGCGAACAGGAGCGCCGTCACAAAAAAAGCCGCGATGACAAGTGGGCACAGGATCAAAAGAGGATAGTAGGGAATCCAATCGCCTAACTACAAGCAAGGTACGATTGAGGGTAACGGCATGGACATAACGACAGAAAGACCGCGGGGACTGGTCCCCGGTAGCCTGGAATGGCTAAGAGAGATCGAAGGCCCCAGGCTGGTAAAGAGATTGGTAGACGAAAGTCACGCCAATCCGGTAGGAGAAATGACCCCGACGCAAGCAAGGTGCGCAGCCCTATTGATAGACCGAGTCCTTCCCGCGATCAGTGCCGTACACCATACGGTAGAGACAAGTCTGACCAAGGTAAGCTCGGACGACCTGAACAAGCGATTCCTTGAATTGATGGAGGCCCACAAGCTCCAGTTGCATATGGACGGTAGAGAAGCGGTGACGGTAGACTTCAAGGAAGAATATAAGGAGGGCGAAGAGCATGGTTGAATTCATCGATACCGAAGAAAAGTTCTTAGGGGTTGATCTGGAAGCGGGCGTTGATCTCAACGATTTTCTACTGGCCGTGAATATGCTTCTAATGAACGACGAGGATGAGAAGTCCTCAGGAAATGAGGATGTACGATAGCTTGGTTGCCGCCTTCATCGCCATAGAGTGCCAAAGGATAGAATCAACCCTATCCGACATGCTTGCCAGCGGTGCCATGAAGAGCGAGATCGGATTGGTATATAGAGCATGGCCGTATGAGTGGCGAGTATGGTGAATCAGTTGCCGGAGTGGGCTATTGAGCATATTCGGGAAGTTGGCTTAGTAAAGCCGCGCATAATAAAGTGCCCGGATGGCGAGAGGTATTACTGCCGCACCGATAATTCAATAGCCGATGGCAATACGCCAGACGAGGCATATAGAAACTATCAGTACCGCGTATCCAATGTCATGGACACGGCAACAGGGGCTATTCTGCGCAATAGGAGCGGGGAGTGGTTTCTTGATACCTCTCATCTGTAATGTATTCCTACATCCATAAAGGCGGCTGCGGAGAAGTGGCATTCTACTATTCTCACATTCCCGTATCTGGGCAGACATTCAGATTCCAGGATGTGACGCTAATAGACGGAAGTAAGCCAGATACCACCAAGCGGATGACATGCGGATCGTGCGGCGGGGAACTGGGTTATGCAAGGATCGATTGTGTAGAGGGCGCGGACAAATACTTTAGCGAGAGAGTGTGGCACCTATCTCGGCAGGGACCCAAAGAGAATGGCTCGGCGTAGGCCCGAATCCCCTTACACATCCTGTTCAAACGTCCCTCTAACACTGTATAAACAAACAGTATTAGGACGCACCATAGAAGTGATGATGCAGCGCACCATGACAATATCTCACGATGCGGAATGAAACAGATGCAACGCGATCAGACAGTATTCGTAAGTCATTGATTACATTGAATGTTGCGGTGCAATGTTCGCATAATTATTAATTATGTCAAATCGTATTTGTGGATCGATTGAGACAAATATTAGGTAACTTGGGGAGCCCCGGACGGGGAGTTTGCGCGTGACATCCGCTCCTCCACGGATTATTGAAAACGCTCAGTTATAACAATCCTGAATATCTAACTCTGGTATCGGCAATTTAGTGCCAGAATACCGAGCTGTCATCGAATGGATTCGGTAAGTTATTCCCATATCGTATATCACGCTCATATTGAGCACTTGAACACAGGAGCAGCCATGTTGAGGAAGAAGCCTACCGCATTGAAGAGTCCTTCGACGGTCACGAAGAAGGAAAAGAAGGTTCCGATGGCAACGAAGAAAGCTGCACCTATGGTGGCGGCGACGAAGATGAGGAAAGCCAAGTATTGAGCGCTGAGATTATCGGTCTGCCGGATATTGAGTGGTCTGCGCACGCTGCATTGGCGGCAGCAATGTCCAAGGTGGGCGATGGCACAAAGCTGCTGGTAGCCTGGATCGACAAGGATGGGTCATTCACCTGGAATCAAGCGGGAATGAACAGGAAAGACCTTTATTTGGTGTCTGGGATTATCGCTCAGGATGCCATGCATAACTCAGACGGATCTCGGCATAACAGGGCTGACCCGGACATGGCGTTATAAAACTGAATGGCCCTCACTAAACAATCATTGCAGGAACGATCCAGCAAACTCGGGGACCATCGGACTAACCGAATTTACGCGACGCCGAAAAATACACGGGGCGTTCAAAACTTCACAGAACCGGTGATTGAGAAGAAGGAAGGGCGAAAGCCTCGAACGAACAAGAAGTAGGCCGGGTTTCCGGCCTTTTTCATTTTTAGCCGCCATAGCGCGGCTTTTTGTTTTTAACGCTCCTACGGGAGATAAATCAGGAGTGAATCATGGCAGGTTCTATTGGTAGTTTCGGTAATCAAGGACAGTTTGTCACGTATGCGGACATGCTGGCTGCATCAAACGCAGGGCAATTCGTCAATTTCTCGCTTTCCTCTTCCGGCGCGTCGGAGACGATTCCAGCAAGTCAGATCGTCGGAGGACTGTATCAACGCTCCGGTGCGACGGCAGCAGTTACGGCTACGACTGACACTGCCGCGAACATCATTGCGGCACTTGGCCCCACGGTCAAGGTCGGGCAGACCTTCGTTCTGTTCTACACGAATAACAATACCGCTGCAGGCGCAGTGACCATGGCTGGCGGGACGGGTGTAACCGTATCGGGCACTTCGGTTGTCCCGGTCTATAACACCGGAGTATTCGTCGGAACGGTAGCCTCGGCTACCACAATCGCCCTCCAAGGCGTCTATACGTCCGGCGGCGTTGATCTCCCTGGATTTCAGTTCACCACAATCTCTTCAGGCAACGGAACCTTGTCGGCGGGTGCCATTGAAGGTGCGAATTTCACGGCGCTGGCGACCTCCGGAGCTACGGCCCTGACGACACGAACTGCAGCTCAGATGATTACGCAGGCCGGTCTTATCGTCGGTCAAAGCTACGTCCTCCGCGTCTACAACACCAATGCGGGAACGTTGACCTTGACGGGCGGTACGGGAGTAACGATCACAGGAACCGCGACTATCGCCACCAACGTTTTCCGTGATTACGGCGTAACGGTGACTGGGTCTGCTGCGATCACCCTGCAAAACATCGGTGCTGGTAACGCCACTTAATGACCTACCGTAAAAAACCGCAGATTGATTGTCCTATCTGCGGGCGTATGGCCGTTCTGTGCGGGTGTAACGATGAGTGAACTCCTTCAGGAGGCAGAACGAATACTGAAGGAGTTGGAGAGTCGGAAGAAACGAAACGCGATTGATCAGTATTTCCCCGACTCAGGACCATTGAGAAGGGAACTGTACAAGAAACATCTGGAGTTTTTCGAAGCCGGAAAGAAGTACACGGAACGCACCGCGCTGGCGGCAAACCGTATCGGCAAGACGCTAACGATTGGCGGGTACGAAACAACCCTCCATTTGACTGGGCAATATCCCGACTGGTGGCCCGGGAAGCGATTCGACCATCCGGTGGAATGGTGGGCCGGCGGAGATACCACAACGACCGTCCGCGACATCCTTCAGCTTGCCTTACTGGGACCGATAGGAGAATTCGGCACTGGCCTTATCCGTGGTGACTGCCTAATCGGAACCACAAATAAACGCGGTCTCGCTGACGCGGTTGAAAACATCTATGTAAGACATTCCTCGGGAGGTAAGTCAATCCTCCAGTTGAAATCTTACGATCAGGATCGTGAAGCATGGCAGGGGACTGCTAAACACGGAGTTTGGCTGGACGAAGAACCTCCTCTGTCGATCTATTCCGAAGCGTACATGCGAACCATGACGACAAACGGAATGATCATGAATACCTATACCCCCGTCGAGGGCATGGGAGACGTGACTCAAATGTTTCTGGATGCCGACAAGTCATCCGATAAATATCTGGTCATGGCGGGATGGAACGACGTTCCACACCTGTCGGAAGAACAGAAGAAAAAGTACCTAGAAGGCATCCCCTTGCATGAAAGGGAGGCGAGAACTACCGGTGTTCCGACCATCGGGGCCGGAAAGATTTATCCGGTTTCACTTGAAGACATCCTTTGCGATCCGATAAAACTTCCGGACTATTGGCCGAAGGGATATTCCCTGGACGTGGGGTGGAATCGAACTGCTGCATTGTGGGGCGCTCACGATAGAGACAGCGACATCCTCTATCTTTACTCGGAACATTACATGGGAGAAGCATCGCCCGCTGCCCATGCTTCAGCAATAAAAGCTCGCGGCGAGATGACCGGGTTTATCGATCCCGCTTCAAGGGGGCGTTCTCAGCATGACGGATCTCAGTTAATCCAGTTGTACCGAAACGAAGGTCTGACCCTGATCTTCGCAGACAACGCGGTTGAAGCCGGGATCTTCGATGTTTACCAAAGAATGATTTCGGGTCGGTTGAAGATTTTCAGGACCCTGACGAATATTCAGAAAGAACTCCCGATGTATCGGAGAGATGAGCACGGAAAGGTGGTCAAGAAAAATGACCATTTACTCGATTGTATGAGGTATCTCTGCCGATCTGTTTTGCAACTCGGCTATTCCAATAAAAAAGAAGGTCACTACGCCACGAACAATAGTGGTGTGACCTACCTAACCTCCCGACCACGAAAGGCATATTAATGGCTACGAAAAAACCGTCAATTGGACTGTATGACGATGCGAAATATCGCGCTGAAGACGACATGAGAACTTTGGCTCGCGCCAAGGAAATCGAGAACGACCGGAAGAGGATGGTGGCCGCGCAAAAGTGCGCCACGGAGAAGATCAAGGAAATGCAATCGGTCGTAGCAAAAAAACCTATGGCTAGAAAGAAGTAAATTGGCAGAAGAAGAAAAATCCTCTGGAAAGTTGAAAAACTACGCCACTGAATCATCCGTAAAAGAGAAGTGCTACAAGTTATATGCGCAGATCGTTTCTGGATTCAAAGAGGAAAAGAAAGATCAATCTGAATCCATCGATGAGTATTGGGACATCTACAACTGCGTTTTAGGTGAAAACCAGCAGTACGACGGCGATGCTCAGGTTTATGAGCCGATTGTGCACGATGCGATAGAGGCTCGTCGCAAGCGTTTCACTGGCATGACGTTTCCAAGTGTTGGAAACAATATCGAAGTGATTTCCGAGCAGGGGAATTCTCCCGGTGAAACTCTGGCGATTCTTCAGCGCCATGTTCGGGAGACCGATCTTCGGTCGGCTGTCTCCACGCTGTTCCTGAATGGCGACGTGGAAGGGCAATGGTCAATTATGCCCGACTGGAAGCGAAAAGAAAGAACCATCACCAGGAAAGTAAAAAAGACCATAGAAGGAACTGAGGTTTCGGACGTAGAAAAAGAAACCATCGTAGATGAAGGCCCGGATGTAACGATCATCCCGGCCCAGGATTTATGGGTATTCCCGGCCACGGTTTCCGATATTCAGGATGCGGAAATCGTATCGGTTGCCCTCCGACTTACGGAAGATGCCCTAGACGAAAAGGTAGAGGAAGGCGTATTCCTGAAGGCGGCGGTCAAGAAACTAGCCAAGGATGCCGGCGAAGATCAAGCCAAGTGGGCTCAGAAAGAAAGAAGTGGGGAGGCCGGAATAAAGATCAAGGCAGGTCAGAAGTTCGCTTTGATTTACATGGCCTTCGCAAAACTTAAATTGGACGGAAAGAAGAAGCCAGCCATTATCTACTTCGGTGGTCCGGACAATATTCTCGGTGTAATTGAGAACCCGTACTGGTCTCAGAAAATACCTATCATTTCAGAAGCCGTCGATAAGGTTGCTGGATCGTTCTGGGGTAAGTCGAAGGTTTCTCCCGTTGCGGCGCTTCAGTATCAACTTAACGACATTTCGAACATGGGCCAAGACTCTGCGATGTATTCGCTGATGCCCATCATCATGACCGATCCGCTGAAGAATCCTCAGTATTCATCGATGGTTCTTTCCATGGCCGCTATCTGGGCGACGAACCCGAACGACACGAAAATTGTCGACTTCCCGGCTCTGTATCAGCATTCCCTGACTATCAGAGGATCCATCAAGCAGCAGATCATGGAATCGATGGATGTCAATGAAACCATGCTTGGACGTGCTCCGGCTGGACGGAAAAATGCTCAGGCTATCGGACAGCAAAGCGCTGAAGCGATGGCGACCATTGGCGATGTCGTAAAGCGATTCGAGAATGGCGTCATGAACAAATTATTGGAGTGGTTCTATGAACTCGATCTCCAATTCCGGGAGGAGGATCTTCTCGTCGTTCAAGAAGGCGAGCATGGAATACAGTCCATCATTGAGAAGATCCCCCCCCAGCAGGCGGGAATCCGATATTGGTTCCATTGGAACGGTGCAGATAAGGCAATTGGAGCCCAAAACATTCAACAAATGATCGCCTGGATGAATGTGCTTAGAGGACTTCCTCCTCAGGTTTTGAACGGAAGAAAACTTGATTTGGGCAAGATGATCGAGTTCATTAATCAAGCGATTCTAGGGCCGACCATGGCGCAGAACGTCTTGATTGACGAAAGCCACAAGATGTCGATTCCTCCGGAAATTGAGAACGAGATCCTGCTTAACAATCTTCCCGTTACTCCATCTCCCATGGATGATGATCAGCATCACATCCAAGAGCACCAAAAGGCGGCTCAGCAGACGAAAGACCCAACCGGATCGTTCCGTAATCACATCATGGAGCACGTCAAGTCAATGCAGGCAAAACTCGCCCAGCAACAGCCGAAAGGGCAGCCCGGAATCCCGGGTGGGGCTGGGCCAGGGGTGGCCGGAACGCCTCGCCCAGGTTCGATACCGTCAGGACCAAGAGGAGTCGCTCAGCAACCCGCTGGAGCGATACACCAAGATCAAATGGCAGACGCGCAAGCAGGAATGCGCGGATAAAGGAAAAACATGATACCGAATCAAGCGGATCTGTTCGGCTACGCATTTGCGCCGAGCGGAGCGAATAGCTATTGCATTTCAGCCGTATCGACCGGAACTGGGACAGATACTCAAATTGTCTATTCCAAACAGTACCTCTTCAATAATCGAGGAACGGCTGATGTGTTCTTCGCATTCGGCACGGCCTCTGTTCCGGTGGTGATTCCGACCTCCGGAACTCCCGCAAATGGGATATGCCTTCCACCCGGAACGCAGACTTTCACCCTTCCATTAGGTACTACCCACGTAGGAATCATCTCCGCATCCGGAACGCAAACTGTCTACCTAACGCCGGGTGAAGGCGAATAACTCTTTAAAGGAAAATCATGACAACCGTCACAAATACCACACTCGGATACCCGAGCGCTCAATACAGCACAACCCGACCTGCCGATAACACGCAGACGATGATTGACTTGGCAAATACTATCAACTCAATCAATTCCCTGTTCACTAACGCTACGCTTATTGAGGACGCAATTACCGCCGGAGCGGGGGGAACTCAGGCTAATGCGGTAGCTATCAATTCGGGGATGTTTGTCCATCGCGTCTCTACGGTTGCGAGTGGAAACGATTCCATCAGCCTGCCGGCTGCGGTCGTCGGTGTTAAGCCCCATGTCATTGTCAATGCCGCTGCTTCGAACTCCATGCAGGTTTTCGGACTTTCGACAGACACGATCAACGATGTCACCGCATCAACCGGCGTCGCTCAGGCAGCAGGAAAGACAGCGATCTATTACTGCACCACTGCAGGGAAGTGGTATCGACTGCTCAGCGCGTAATAAAACAAGTTTCGTAGTGCAAGGAGCCGAAAGGCTCTTTTTTTTCGTCCGTAGTGCCCGATTAGCTCGCGTAACGAGCCACATCCGATCTCCGCACGTAATGCGGTCAACCGATTTGTCGCGTAACGACTCAAGAGGAATGAAATGGAAAACGAAGAATTTGATGTTGAAGCATTGAACGCTGGATTGAACGATACCCCCGTGGAATCGAGTGAAGAAACTGAAGTCGAGGAAGCCGAAACCGAGGAAATCACCGAGGAAACGGCAGATGAGGATCTTCACGAAGAGGAACACGAGCAGGTTCATACGACCGAAAAAGGATCGAAGGAGTCGAAGTCGCAACGTTATCAACGCCTTGCCAATGAAAGAACGGCAGAGCGCGAACAGCGACTTTTGGCTGAGCAGCGAGCACAGCTACTGGAACAGCAGCTTGAGGAAATCAGGCGGTCTCAACGACCGAATCAGGAAGAAGAAGACCTTGATCCGCTGGAAAAGTGGCAGAGAGATGCCAACAAAACATTGCAGCAAGTCCAAATGCGCCAACAGGACATGGACGATAAGTCTGCATTTCTATTTTCCGTTTCAAAGAACCCGGAAGAAGCCCAATACGTTGAACGCGTCGAGCAAGAACTCGCAAAGGCGCGAAAAAACGGATTTAACCCGCCCCGCGAACAAATCATGGTTGTCCTTATGGGACGTGACCATCGGGAGCAGTTGAAAAAGGCCCCGGCAATCAAGCGAGAAGCCACCGCTCGCGTGAAAGCCGCTACCGGAAAGCCTCTTGGTACGAAATCGAATGTGGCTCCATCCAAGTCCGAGAGCACGGAATACGACCGACTCAAGGACATCCCGCTATAAGCCGCCAAAGAAGGCGGCTTTTTTATTTGGAGATTTAAATGAGCAATGTAAATAAGTCGAGTAGCTTTAGCGCCGACATCAGTAATTACATCCAGAAAAAAGTCCTGCCTTTGGCTCAGCGCCAACTGGTTGCATTTCAGTTTGGCGTTCCCCTGACGCTTCCGAAAAACCGTGGCACGACTTACACCGCCACACGTTACTCTCGCATCAACCTTCCTAACGCTCCGTTGGCTGAAGGCGTGCCGTCTGTTGGCGAGATCATGCCTATCTCTCAGCAATCCGCCACTGCTCAGCAGTGGGGAGATTCGGTGTACATCACCGACGTGGATATGCTGACCATTGAACATGACCTATTCAAGGAAGGCATGCGAGTAACCGCTCTGCAATTGGCGGAAACTCTTGAGAGAAACACTCACAACGCTCTGATGTCGGGTACAAACATCGGTTTCGCGAACGGAAAATCGTCTCGTGCAAATCTGTTGGCAACTGACGTTCTCGGTGTTACCGAAGTAAACAAGGCGGTCGGCTCATTGAATACCGTTGGCGCTCCGAAATTCGGCGCTCGCGATTTCGAGGACGACAAGATGGAATTGGATGTCGTTCGTGGTGGAGGTAAGAATAAACCTCACTACGTATCGATCATCCACCCCTTGGTTGAGCAGGATCTTCGTTCGAATACCACCATGTCCAATGCATGGTCGTATAGCGATCTGGAAGTTCTGTACAACATGGAAGTCGGTGTATGGGGCGGTGTTCGTTTCACCTCCACCAACATGACCCCTTGGTACACTGGAGCTGCCTTGGTAACGGGTACTAGCTCCGGCGTCGGCACGTTCACCACCGCAAACTATCAGTTGTTCGTGACGGAAACTGACCCGGTGTTCGGCTATGAGCGCATCATCCACCAGTCATCGGGGAATATCTCGATGACCTCCGGTCAGGGCATGTCGGTGACGCTTCCGGCGTCTACGGTTGCGGGATACACCTTCAACTGCTACCTGTCTGCTGCGGCAGGTACTACACCCAATACGCTGGCGCTGTGCGCAAGTGTCCCGACAACGGGAGGTTTTGCGGGTTATGCCACTCAACTGACCGGTGGGACTACTGTCACTCTGACCGGCCCCGGACCTACCGTCGCATCTCTGCAAAACAGCGCAACTCCGTCGCTGGTGGCTCCCCTGCCTCCGGCAACCGGCGTTACGGTCTATCCGTCGTTCTTCATTGGTAAGGGTGCGTACGGCCAAGTCACGCTTGACAGTGCGCACTTCGAATACTTGAAAGATGCGGACAAGTCCGATCCACATAATCAACTGCGAGTCATCTCGTGGAAGATTTTCTACGGAACCATGATTCTTAATCAGGCTTTCTTCCTGCGTTTCGAGTCAGGTTCGAACTACTCCAACGTAATCACTACTGGTTCGTTGAGTTAATCCTAGGCTACTAGGCAATCAAGGGAACCCCTAACCGGGTTCCCTTTTTTATTCCGAGGAAAACATGGAAGACAAGAAAACTCTCTCCCTTAAAAAGGAGAAGGAACCCGAGGTAAGCCCCGACATTCAAGCGCAACTGGATGAACTGGCAGAACTTCGTGCCGAAAAACTGGCAAGAGAAGAAGCTGAGGCGGATCGTATCAAGGCGAACGAAGCGGCTGCATCTCAGGTAACCATCAATATCCCCCCCGCCGGCGGAAAAAGCATTCGTTACGGCGGTCGAGAGTTCTTCCATGGGATGACCTATTCGGTTCCCAACGATGTGAAGTGGGGACTTGAGGAAGTAACGAACCGACTTTGGGCTCATGAAGCATCCCTGCATGAATCCGAAAACAAAGGCCGCAAACAGCGCCGCGCTTACGTCCAACAATAAGGAGAATTTCAATGAACGACAAAAAACCCGGTTATCTGTTTCAAGCATCGATGCAGGTAGGAGAAGGCATCGCCCTGACCGTCAGCGGAAATCTTCCAGAAGGCGCATCGACTGGAGACATGGTATCCGAAATGGACAAGGTGCTTGCCGCTCTCGAAAAGCAGAATGTCAAGCGCATGAAACTCCCGGCAGTGAAGGGGAGCCTTCAAGATCAGAAAGACGCTCTTTCTAGGACGAAGGACCAACTTGAAAAGCTCAAGTTTCAAGAGCAGGGACGAAAACTCAATTCTGGCGAAAAGGCTCAGATGGAAACCTGCACTCAGCAGATTGAGCGCCTTACCTACCAAGTCGAAAAGGGTGAAGAAATTCTGGCCGCGCTGGAAAAAGAAGCTGCGTAATGCTGACCAGTACCCAAATCATCAGCCTGGCATGTTCTATCGCCAAGGTTCCGGGAATGACGACTCAGGCGGGGCAGTTCATGAACGCCCGCCTGATTCAAATCGCTCTGGATCAGGATTTGGACATCATCAGACGGACGACAACCATCCAGATGATTGCGGGTACTTCAACCTACAACCTCCCCGCCAATTACCTGCGTGCGCGGGAGGTTTTTTATAACGTGAACGGTCAGGTATTCGAGCCGAATCAGATCAGCCTTGAAGATTACGATGGACTGTTCAATGGTCCGGGAGAGCAGGATTATCCGTACTACTACGCAACGGATATAGCGCAGTCTCCTCCCACGATCATTCTCTATCCGTCACCGGTAGTTTCCGCTCCATTGACTGTGCGGTACATGGACAACCTGGTGGAGATCACAAATCCGGAAACGTCCTCGACTATTCCATGGTTTCAGGATCAACTATTGTTGATCAAGATGGTAGCTGAAGACTTGATGGACATCGCCGATGATACTCGTGCGAACGAATTTTCAGTAAAGAACGACGACAAGTTCAGACGCCTTCTTCAGATGGCCAACGACAAAGAGAATCGCGCCATTTCGGTCAAGAAAGACCCGCAGACGTTCCGCTCGGTTCGATTCGTCAAGCCGACAAAATTGCAGGGCGATTAATGGCGATTCGGAATTCCCTTCCGGTCACGTTTATTCCATCGGGGCTAACGGATGCGGTGGATCAGGCGTCTTCATTTCCTGGGGCATGTCAGTCTTTGTCGAACCTGATATTCGACAGGCAGAACAGAGGAGCAGTCATTGCGAGGCCGGGAGTTTCCTTGTCCACTTCATTTCCCGGATTCTCAAGTCCGGGAGTGGTTTCTGCTCAGTTGTCGGTCGGGACAAGAATTTATGGATTGATAGGCACATCCAGAAATTCCGGCATGGATGAGCCATTTTGTTACGACACTGCTTCAGGGATGTTTGTCACAGTAGCCAACGTGCTATCGACTAATGTGCCCGCTACTCAGCCAACGTCTGGGACATGGAATCCTCCGACGATGGATGTCATCGGCGGAAGGGTAGTGGTAACGCATCCCGGATTCTCGGGAAGTAATTACATCGGCTGGTTCGATATTTCCGGGTTCGTTATAACGCCCACGGCAACGACCACTTCAACGAGTGCAACCTTAACTTCGGTCAGCTCAACGACAGGCGTATTGCCGGGGATGATCGTAACCGGAACAGGGGTTCCGGCGAATACAACGGTAGTATCGACAACTGCATCTACGATTGTGATGAGTAATCCGGCCAGCGCATCGGGGACAGTAACGGTAACAGTTACAGGAGGATCTTTCGCGGCACCTCAGTGGGGAGCGGGGAATACAACGACCAATGAACTTCCATCCGTTCCTATTTGGGTGGCTCAGTTCTTCGGTAGAGCCTATTACGGATGTGCGAATCAGGTACTTTTCTCCGACTCGCTTTCTCCTCTAACGATAAGCAATACGAACTTCGCTGCATCGTTGACTCTGGGAGATACGACAAATTCGACCGGAGCGGTTGGACTTCCATCCAATGCGTCATCGCAAGGAATTCTTCAGTCACTCATCGTTTTCAAGGCAGGTTCGGTATATCAGATTGTCGGAGATATTACTCTATCCGGTTCCGCAGCATTATCTTTGAACGAGATTGCGGATAACGTTGGATGCAGTATGCCGAGGACTGCCCAATCGACTCTGTATGGGGTGGTGTTCATCGGATCGGATGGACCAAGGATAGTAGATTTAGGAGGGCAACTTCAATACCTGAAGAGGAATTCAGATGTTTCTCCCGATATTGCGGCTCCATTTTCTAATGCTACCGACCCAACTCGGGCATGCGCCGCATACAACAACGGAATTTATAGAATCGCCTTAGACACAATCTCCAAGGGCGCTAATACCTTTGGAGTTCCTGTCTCGGCGGCGGACTATTGGTTTGACTTTCTGTTCTCCAGATGGAATGGGATTCATACCTTTCCTTACCATTCGGCAGTCCCGGTGGGAACGTCTTTTTATCTTGCATCGAATACCTACCCAGGTAAGTTGTTCAAGTCCGATGTAATTCCGTCGCCTTCAACAGCCTATTTGGACAATAGTGCAGTTTATCTGTGTTCCATGTTGTCGTCGTCAATGCCTCAATCCGATCCGATGAAGGTAAAGGCGATTGTCGAGTCAACCATCGAGTTATCAAGTTCGTCATCAAGCATCGTCTACACGATCGTTGCATATAACGATCAGTACTCTCTTCTATCTACATTAAATCTTTCGGTCCCGGGGTCTGGAGCGGCATGGGGAGTATCGAAGTGGGGTTCTTTTATTTGGTCATCGAATGCATTGACTACCCATCCTTACACCATGCCGTGGCCTAATCCGATTGTTTTCAAGAAGATGATTTTGTCGGTTTCTACTTATTCCGCGCAAAACGTTTCGATCAGAGAGATAGACATGCGGTATCAGGAACTTGGATATACCAATACACCTTAGGAAAAAATGGACGATCAATTTAAAGAAACATCCGAAAGTCGAAACTTGATCAAGCAAAGCGATGATTTTTTCAGGCATGTGGGGAACATATTCATCAAGCGTATGTATTTCGACTTTGAAGAAAATCCGGACCACCGCGAAGCTATCGGTCACTCTCATGACTACGAACATACGACATTGCTTGCTTACGGATCTCTTCGGGTTGAGTGCGATGGAGAGACCAAGGAATATGAGGCTCCGGCTTTTATCGACATAAAAGCAAATTGCCATCACAGGTTGATAGCGTTAGTTGATAAGACGATGGCTTATTGCATCCACGATACGCGAGGAATGGATATTGACGACATCAGCCGTCCCTACGTGGGAGAGGTGAAGTGAAAAATTTCATGAAAGTCGCTCAAGGAGTGGATGTCATCCCATTGCTTTTAGAGATTCATCGGCAACCAGAATTATGGAATAAGAACCCGTGCCGATTATCAAAAGTCGGTCCTCATCATGAAACACAGGATATGTTCCTCCGATACAAGGACGAAACGGAAAACGTGAAGACGGGTGACTGGTCGAATTTCAGCGATGAGCATATACCGGACTGGAATAAGACTATCGACTTTCTCCCATCTTCAAAGAAGATTATTTTCGACTTAATGCACCGCGTCGGTGGAGAGATGCTTGGCGGGGTATTTGTCTACAAAGTGGAACCGGGTAAGCAGATTTATCCACATGTCGATAAAGGTTGGCACGCCTCCTTCTACGATAAGTTCAATGTCTGCCTCCAAAGCAATCAAAACGCGGCCTTCATATATGACGATGAGTCAATGGTTCAGTCTCAGGGCGATATTCACCTTTTTAGAAACGACACCACTCATCGAGTGATTAATGAAGGTAAAGATGACCATATCGTGATGACGGTCTGTATTCGACTTGACAGAGGGTATCGGGTTCCATGGAGCCCGGATGTATTCTCCCTTGAAGAATCAGTAAGGAGTATGTGATATGCCAGCAGCATGGGTAAGTGCAGCGGCAGCTGTATATGGTGCCACTCAATCTGGAGGAGGTGGAGGGAGTGGAGGAAGTGGAGGATCCGCTTATGTTCCTCCAAACCAGGCAGGCATGGCACAAAACTTCCAAACTGACTACGGAGCTTATCAGGGTCAGGTAGATGGATTCGGGGCTCAGATCACCCCTTACGCAGCCGGGACTTTTCAGAATCTTTACAACAACCCTTACTCATCACAATTTCAGACGGCAGCCAATGAAGGTGAGCTCTCCTACCTTAACGGAGCAAAGAATTCAAAAAATGCTTCGAAAACTTCATTCACCGCTGGAAACCAGATATACCAAAACGCATTTGATCCACAGTCAACTCTTTATAAACAAAATCTTCAGCAATTGACTGATTCGACCAGAGCAGCAGAATACTCAAGGGGGATTCAAACTTCGCCTTATGGAGCGGCTATTGAAGGGAATGTTCTTGGAAATTTCCAGAATGATTGGAATAACCAGCAGTTGCAAAGGGAAGTTTCCGGTATTGGAGCGATGAATAGTGCGAATAATGCCGGACAAAACTTAGGATCAGCATCGGGGCAGATGTATGTCCTGGGAGGTCAGGCCCCTTACTCTGCTAACAATGCCATCTACAATGATCAGAATTCTGCCATTGGTGGTTATTACGGGGCAATTTCTCCGTATCTAAGCGGTCTCCAACAATTACAGTCTAATGCACTTTCATATAACAACTATGGCCAAGGAGCCCAGAGTCAGGCATTTAATCAGGGACAGGTGAATCTTCAAAACCAGCTAAATGGAATTCAAGGATGGTCAAATGCCGCATCCGATTTCGGAAAGGCATACAAGAACTGGAATACCCCTACTCCCACTCCGGAGGGGAATAGTTCTCCATCAACATTCGATCAATATACATCTGATTCAAGTTGGGATTAATGGAATACGTGTGTTAGAACATTTGAAGCGATAGGTAAAGTCATGAATCTAGGTCTTGTCGGGCAATATGTCGGCGCTGCCGAAAGAGGTCAGGAAGATTACCAAAACAGGCAGCAGGCGCTCGTCCAAAAACAGCAGGCCAATGAACTCGAAGCGCTGAAACTTCAGGACTACAAAAGGCAGCTTGCGGCACAGCAGCAGGCCATGCAGGATCAGAAGTCAGGGAACGACCTGTGGTTCAAGTATTTCCAATCGGGAGGGCAGAATCCTCAGACCATACCTCCTCCTCCTGCTCAACCTCCCGCTCCGGGTCAAGCATCCATCCCTATGGTCAATCCTGCTCAGACAGTGCAGAAATCCGACCCAAGGCAGGCATTGGCAAAGGGTTTGAAGGAACGTGCCGATTATCTTCAGACCATTACCGATCCTCAGGAGCGACAGTCGTTCGTTAACTCCGTCTTCGGAAACATCGCTTCTATGCCGAACCCGAAGGCTAGGGATGAACTGTCCAAGGCTTGGTCTAACGTGGTTCAACAGTCATCGCAAAAGGTAGCTCCTTACAAATCGATGAATGGAGAGTCCGCGCCTCAACAACCTCAAGCTTCCCAGATCCCTCAGCCTCCAAAGATGAGCCTGGAACAGGTGGCTCAGTGGGCCGTGAAGAACGGGGTAACGAATCCGAATCAGTTTTCTGCGTTCTTGGACAAGGCTCAGGCATTCATGAGTAACGATGCCAAGGTAGAGGCGTCTTACTGGAAGCAGCAGTATCAGAATCAGATCCTCCAGCAAAATCAGCAAAAGATAGACCAAAAGGCTCCTTTGGTTGGCGCTCAGGTAGAAGACATTAAGAGCAAGGTCGAAGATCGTCCTCGTCGCACCGAAGCCCTATTCATGAATGCCGCATCGAATTCCAGGAAGGCAGACGCAATGGCTGGAAATGCGAATGGACCTACAGACAAGGGCGCGGTTGAGGCCGCAACATGGAATTATCTTTTGAAGGGAACCAACCCGCCGGCAAGAGGTGGTCTCTATCAAGCAACAATGAAGAATGTTGCTCAAGTCGCGAAAGAAAACGGCATGTCCGTTCAGGAACTTACATCCGCTTCCGCCGACGTGAAGACGAAACTCTCTGCCAAACGCAATTTCGAAGTGAGAACACAAAATCTTAGCAGGGCGGAGAATCAACTCGACAGGGAAATTCCAGTTATGGAAGACGCCATGTCGAAACTTGACCTCCCTAGCATTCCTGCCGCCTCACGCGGGAAGATTTGGGCATTGCGCGAAATTGGCGATCCTAATGTAACGAAATTGGATCAGGCCGCCAAGGCTGTTTTCAATGAGTTCGAAGGAATCATCACCGGAAATCCTGGGGCACTCAATGTTCAGGATGTGCAGGCTTCAAAAGAGGCATACAAAGACGCGCAGACTCCTCAGCAGATGAAGGCTGCAATTGAAGGTATGCGTCGCATTATCCAGAATGCCAAGGGTTCTAATGACCAAACGCGAGAAGAGATCATGTCCGGAATTAATGATGAATTCTCAAAAAAGAAGGGGCTGGTTTTCTCCAGCGCCTCCGAACTTCAACAGGCGATCAAGGACGGAAAGATCAAGAAGGGAGATACCTTCAATGACCCCGATGGAATCCAGCACGTGGTGAACTAATGGCAAACTACGATTTCGGCGCAATCGCCTCTCCTGTTAAGCGTAGTTCCAAGTACGACTTCGGGGAACTTGCATCTCCTTCCGGTACGGCCAAACAGGAATCTCGCGGACCTAAAGGTCCGATAGGGGATATTCCTGCCGACTATGGATACGTAGAGCCGAGTATTGATAAAAAGAAACCTTCTATAGGAGACCGAATTGCCGGTCCATTCGAAACGGCAACTACCATGGCAACCGCTCCCATTGGGATGGCTGTAGGAGCGGTACTTAGCCCCACTGAAAAGGCGCTGGATTACATAAGCGGGAAGAAGAGTACGGACCCTGACGCACCTTCCGGCAGTATCCCGGATAGATTCTCCGCTATATCGAATAGATTCACCTATTCACCCAGATCGGAATCCGGGAAGAATGAGGTTGAGGAGGTAGGGAAATTTATTGACGATAGCGGAATTATCGCGGTGCAGCCGGAATTGGGAGTCGTCGGAGAATTAGGGTCTGCGGCTCGCGTGGCAAATTACGGGAAGATCGGTCAGGCGGCAAGATCGGTTGCGTCCAAGGTCGCTGACAGCCCTGAGGGAGAACTGTTGAAAACAGGGGCATCGAAGGTGTCCAATGCAGTAAAAAGTATCCCCAGAGCGATCAAACCAGATCCCCAAACAATGGAACTGGTTAAAAAGGCCCAGTCCTTTGGGATAC